CTATTAATGAAAGAAAGAGAGTAGGGAGCTAAAAAATCTGTTGGACACGCTAAGAAACGATTACCCGAAGACAAAGTGCCAAGCGCGTTTTTTCTGAACAAACTTAATTGAACGTTTTTTAAAATCCGCTCTTCGGCCTGTCGAATAAAAACAGGCAAATTTGTTACAAAAGTGGATTCATCATACTCAGTGTAATCTTGAATAGCTGTTTTTAGTTGAGCAAAAGTAAAACTCATGAGGTCACCACCGTTACCGAACCGACGTTACCGCTTGCAACTGTTAAATTTACAGACGAGTTTTCTATTGTTTCTACGCCTACAAACACAAGCAAAGGTTCCGTCCTATCAGGACGTGCATTCTGCAAAGCTTGTGGGTCGTTTACTGTACGAAACGGACCTAATTGAGGTTGTTTTGGTTCGTATTCATCCGGCCCGACAAGTAAACCATTCCATTCTCTTCGCATCAGACGATAAGGATACCGTTGACCAGAACGATCACTTATTGCAAAAGCTTTTTTTCCCGAAGCAAATTTTGCCATTACCCTACTCGATAATATTCAAATTTAGGGACAACATTAAAAGAAGATCTATCTCTGTCTTCTGTCGCCGCCCTTTCAAATTCCTCCTCGTATACCGCTTTTAGAAGCTGGACGCGATCGGGAGCCCTTTTCATAGACAAATAATAAGCCAATCCTGCGGCTAGACACGGATAAAAACGAAACGGTATGTCCATAGTGTCAATGAACGTGTCCGCGTCATCAATCCGAGTAAGCGCATCATAAATTAACGTATCTGTGCTGTTTTCCGGGACCTGCCAAATTTTTAAGTTTGGTGTCACTTGACGATCTAAGAAAAACTGATTAGGGCGACCTTGGGTGGTTTTGTCGGGTATAGTCAAAAATTCGTCTCTGCTCAACCGCAACAAAGAAAAATCTGTACCATCCCGACGAACCACAACCGACAAGATATCGATAACATCAGCCGATAAAGAATATTCGGAAGTTCCTTGTGTTAACGCTTGTGTCCTTTGAGCAATAGTCCATTGATTCAAACCACGATTTGCCCAATCGGCCAATAATAAATTGAGAGATCTTTTTGCGCTTTTTAAATCATAACCCGTGCGAACCTCTTGCCCGCAACGCTCGAAGGCTTCCTCAATGTATTCCGTAACGTCTAACTCAAAATTAGCACTTCCTGAAACTGCCATTAGCTATCCTTTTTGAGACTGTACCCTTTCTTCTTAGCAAGTTTTCTAAGCTCTGCTACCGACATGGTGTCCCCACCGGTTTTCATGCGTTTCGGTGAACCACCCCCTCGCATCGGAACAGGCTTCTGTTTTGCCATTGCGCCACCGCCCCTCTTTCTGACAGGCTTTTGTTTTGCCATTGCGCCACCGCCCCTTTTCTTCACAGGCTTTTGTTTTGCCATCGCTGGTCCACCGCCCCTCTTTCTGACAGGCTTTTGTTTTTTCATCGGCATTGTTACTTCTCCTCAGTTTTAAATAAAAATGTTCTCGGTTTGCGTACTGCTGTGCAAAATATTGATCGCTCATGTAATTTTCATAATAACCTTTATGAACTAATTTGTAAGCTGATTCTTGAATTTTGGAAAGACGTTGAATAAATACCATCAAATAAGGATCTTCGACCATTTCTTCGACTTCCATATCATCATCAACAAACTCTGCTTCATCATCGTCCGGGTGATAACCCATAAGCCAGATGTCTTTGTCAATAAACCAACCTTTAGAAATCGCTTCGTTTATTTGCCCTAAATATTCGTGCAACTCCTCGGCATGACCCAGAGGATTTCGACGGACGATGACGGCCATATCATAAGCGTCATCAAACTGGGACACCGCACTGTACAAACATTGCCAACTGTTTGTATCATCAAAAATAACCGCAACTTTATCATCTACCCAAGCTTGTCTGGCAAAAGGGCACGGAGGTAAACCATTGAAAAACTCATTTGGGACATTCAGACTTAAATGTGTCCAATCTTTCAGTTCTGATATGACACCTTTTTCAAAATCGGAAGACGCGAAAAAAGTCATTACGGAGAAGCCCCTTTTGTAAATTTGCGCCGATTCGGCAAGACTGCACCACAACCTCGGGCTATTGCGCCTCCTTTGGCTAGATTCCGAACCTTCGCTGCTTTGGTGTTGCTGACAACCGTTTTACCTCCACGACCTTCGCGTTTTTTTTTCTTGGCAGTGGAGGCTCTTTCTTTTTTTGACAAGCTTTGTGCTTTTTTCTTAGGCAAACAACGGTCTGGATTCTTTTTATCTTTAGACGTGCCGCAGGGGCCCTTGATGTTGCCTGACGAATCTATTCGAACCCATTCTTGATCAAGCCATTTCTTGAGTTCACCCATTTTTATCGGCCTTTGCGCTTGCCGCCCTTAGATTTTTTGGCGTAGTTGGGGTCTTTACAATATTTGGAGGCAGCTAGGTTTGCATATGCGGACGGGTATGTGTCAAAAGTTCGCTTCGCCCAAGCTTTGCCTTCTGGGCAAATCTTACTTCCTTTCGATTTTTTTGCCACTCCGCCGCCTTTACGGAAGTAAGTCAAACCTCTAGGTAATGCATTTTTTTTCATAATAAAAACCTATCTACAAAAGGTGTAATTATTATCAATACGGCTAAACCCCAAATTTTTGCATCCAAAGATTTGAGGTGGTCTTTTTGGTCATCCAGCCTTTCTTCAATCCGTTCGTATCGCAGCTCGCACTCTTTCTCATGTTGAATGAGTCTTTGCAATAGTTCTTCGGTTTTCATCTACCAAGCCTTACATGACCAATACCGCGCAGTAAATTTATCTTTTGCAGTGTCACAATTATGACGTGCCCGGAAGTTTTTTCTCCTCCCAGGTTGCGCTTTTTTTATTGTCATATTAGGGTCACCAAATCTTACTAATTTTATTTGCGACCCTTTTTTTGCAAGCACCGCACTTTTTTTAGCCTTACCAGGGGTTTTTTTTGGTTTATTATAACCACTAAAAGTCTCTCCCCGATATTGTAATCGTCCTGAAGGTAAACGTTTTACGTCTTTAGTCGTTGCCATAATCAGCTAAAATTTTTACGCAAATACAAAATTACAGTGTATGTGTCGGCTGAAGAATGACCCACTGTTGTAAATTTTACGTCGCCCGTTTTCCCCGTACCAGCATTGCTCGTTAAACCACCAAAGCTACTGTAATCGTGATCTCCACTCTGATTTTCACCTAGTTCAATACAAAAAGCGTCCGTGTCAGCATCCCACAATATTTGAACTTTCATGCCAATGCACTGCCACCAAATTCGCTCAATGACGACACTCGTACAGGCGTCACCGTCAGCGCTGGTGGCAAGAGTTGAAACGTCTACTTTTGTGACAGCAGACTCACCAGTGCCGTCGGACACGTTTGTAAACTTTATAACAGCGTGTTTCGGACCATCAATAAAAGTCTGTGAAGTAACAGCATCTGCCATTGTTTACTCCTCTATTTCCCCTCGCAAAATCATTGATTTCCGAGCGGCACTCCCTATCGGCGGGAGTGCGCTACTACTTGCTTTTGCTTTGGGTTTTACTTTTGGTTTCGCTTTCGGCTTGGCTTTTGCTTTTGGTTTTACCTCTTCCCAAGCTTCATTCTCAGGAGTTGCAGGGTCGTCCGCTTTGAACTTCCCGCCTTTGCCTCTAGCACGTTTTTTTTCAACCATTTCAATACCTTATCTAGTTTGACAAGCAAATAAATAATCGATGGTAGCAGATTTCGTTCCCGTAGCGGACCCGGATAATTCCATAGCTCCGATCGCCAAGTTTTCATCATCGGGAATGTTATCTGTGTGAGTAGCTACGAGATTTCGATTGACAAAAAACTCTACTTTCGAAGTGCTAGTTACGTGAAAACCTAGTGTTACAAAAGTGTCATCCGCTATGTCCACTCCAGAATCAGTAGTCGTAGCCGTGCCGTCTTTTTCAGTGACACAATCAATATTTGTGTCGCCGTCGTCTACTTGAAAGACAATTCTGTCGGCAGCAGTAAGCATATTTTCTGGGTTCGTGGCAAAGTTGACAGTTAAACCAATGCATAAATCAATGGCACTTCCCTCAGAGTCACCAACTTTCACTTTTGTCTCAAACCATATGTCTCGACCCGACGCGACAGCAAATATCTCGTTGCCCTGTACTGAGGCTCCGTCGTTGTCCGTGGTGGCTTGTGAAGTCAAAACTAAAGTGCCGCTCTCTGCATCTGCGCCAAGAGCCGCAGTTGCACTAGAATCTTTGAGCAACGTCCAATCATTTGTTGTATCAAGAGTAATACCCGTAAAATCGTCCATGTAAGTAACAAAATCAGGGTTTTTGTCAACCGGGAGGTTTTCAAACCACTTACGTGGGGAATCCTTACCGGCAAAAAGGATGGGTCCAGTAAAATGTACAGCCATGTTGTTCTCCTGTCGTGGCTAGTGTCAGTCACCCCATGTGACTGTCAGGAATAACAAATAATAAACAATGAATTCAGAAAAAGAAAGGGCGACTTACGCCGCCCTTTTTTGTTTCTTTACGCTCCGGGCGTACCAAAAACACAACGCCAGTCAGAAACTCCAAAGGAGTATCTCTCTCTAGCCTTAAATCGCATATTGCCTGTATCAAAATCTCCTTCCATTTGAGTTTTGATAGGTGAACGATTAAAGAACTTAAAGCCATTAGGCGAGTCCGTTTTGATAAAGTACGCATCCGTATCTGTGAGGAAGTGATTCACTACCGCACCTTCAGGCAACATCCCCATCGCTTTGGTTGCGTTGAGATCATTGTCCGCCGTTCCGGGACGTAAGTTTGAGTTAATCACTCGCTCTGCTATGAATTGCAGCTCTTTTGGAACTATTAACTTCAAGCCCCGTACTGCAATTTTCAAACCCCTCTCATCGGTAAAACCTGCAATGTCAATCAACATTTGCTCGAGTGAAGTTTCATTCAAATCGGCAGCCGTAGAAAGCAAGTTTCGTTGATTTCCAGATAGAGAAGGATGAGCGGATGAGCACAAAGCAGCTCCATCACCGATTGCGCTAGAAGTGCTGAACGCATTATTTAAAATTGCGGCAGCTTTAATTTGCTTGGTCTGAGCCATAGATCGGGCAAGAGCCTTGGTGTACCTAGACGCCAGCCGGTCGTACAAATTGTCTTCTATCGCTTCTTCCGTGATAGAAAATGCGAGTGCTATAGTTTCGTGAGTGTAACGAGCTGTAAAAGTCTCTTGCGCGTCCTGGAATGTGATGGCTCCGCCTTCACCTTTCACTGGCGCTGTTGAAAATCCAGCAAGCATCACTTCTTCTTCAAAGGCTCTGTCCGAAGACTCTTCTTCAAAGATTTCAGCGTGCTCGTTTTCGTAACGATCATATTCGAGCCCGAACAAGGCATTAAGGCCGGGTTCTAGCTCTTTCGCTAATTGTGCGCGAGAAATAGCCATTTATAATACCCCCTTAAATACCAGTTGTCGGCGCAGTGGTTTGAGAATCAAACCTTGCGTTCGTAGCGTTATGGTGTGCATTCAGACGCACAATCAACGGTATACCAGCCGCAGCAAAATCGCTATTAGCTTCGTCGTCCATTATCCCCATGATTCGCAAGGGCAAAGTTGCCGTTGTTGCTATGGTGGACACGCCAAGCGCAGCCGTGCTGTTACCGGTGTCTGTTGATCCCCCTCTTGCAGACGTTCCTAAAGAAGCGTTTGCAAACACGCTGGTCAGAGCCGTAGCCCGATCAGTGAGAGAGGCGTCACTTGCCACCTGGAATAACTGGTTTGGATTATCTGCAACGAAAGCTCTAATCTTAAAATTAGTATCAACGCTTACATTGTTTGACCCAGCCCAGAAGTTTCTAAAAACAGTCTTTTTCGAAGAACTATCAACGTATTCCACACCCATTAAAACACCAAGAGCCGGAGTTGTACCTCCGTCGGTAGCGCCGGCTTGGTCAATGACCCCGCCAGAGGTGGGAACGACAATGCTATATTGAAAAAGTGCATTGGTGTTATTACTTGCAATTTCGTACTCGGTAACACCTGTTGAATTTACTGCACTTCCAACTAGCCCGATAGGACGAAGACCGTAGGCAGTTTCTTGATTTGCCATTAAATTTGTCTCCTACTAAGCGACGACCCTATTTTTGAGGACCGCCAAAGGTTACACGGGATTGACGATCAGGCTTACTAATCGTCATTGTTGAGTGTGCATTCTCACGCATCATATCGTGATCGACTGCGTCCATCTGATCTTGACTCCGACTTTCGAAGTACTCAGTCCTTTCAGACACTGTCTCTTCCGGTATACGAGCGAGAAGCAATCCGCCTACTCCAAACACACCTTCATATTTACCTGATTCAACAACAGGGAGTTCAAAATCGGGATACTCATCAGAGCGTACCAATTCCCAACCCTCTCTCAATTTTGCACTGACATTTTTTGTGTCATCAAAACCTCTGGTTTCAGACCGTATCCAACGGTGTTTGAAACCATCTGGTGCAGGTGGTGCATCTAACATTGACGGTGGAGCCCAAGGCTTTCTCATTGCCTTTTTCTCCCTAGTTTCTTTAGCGCGAGAAGTCCTATTGACCTTCATTTCAGTTTGTTGCATCTCAGTCATAATTACCTCTTCACGTATTTTGCGTATTCAGCAGTTGGCACACCCAATTTTTTCGCTATCGCGACTTCGCTCGGGGTGAGTCGAACTTGTTTCCCACTGCGCCCTGTCTTTTTAGTTCTCGTTGCACCTGCAACCGTCTGGGCGGGACGCTTGCGAGTGGAATCTTCTTGATTGTTTACAGACGGAAAAGTTTCTTCTATCTGACGATCCAGCTCAGTATAGTATTCATCGGACGTCGGATCAAACCCTTCTTGCTCTACCAATTTTTTATGTATACAAAAGGCCGCATAAGTTTTT